CTACGGATCTTTTAGCATACTCTGAGTCTACGTATTGTCCATTATGTAACTCTTGGTGCATATAGTTTTGCACTGCATACATTTTTGCAATCCATATAGCGGTCGTGGCTGTACCTACTTTGTGTACAGCACCAATGATTTGCCCATCTTCATCATCATAGTAAACCCAGAAACCAAATTCTTTTTCCATCCATTTTTTCATTCTTTATCTTCTTTCATAGGTTTCTCTGGTCTATTCATACAATACTCACAGTTTGTATCACCACACACTTCTTCTAGCCACTCATTGGTGTCTTCATCATAGTATGCGTCATATTCTTCAGAGTATATTTTTTTCATGTGTTCTTAGAAGTCTTACTTGTTCATCAGGTGTCACAAAGCATCTTACATGGTACATTCTACTCATGTCTACTGGATCTTTTATCATTGTGAATTCTACCAACTTGTTTTCGATTAGGTGTATTGCAAGTTGTTTTGCAAGATCCTTTTTGATTGCAACCTTCAGTTCTTTGTCGGGAATAGATATAGACATATATTGACTATCGGAGACTAAGCATTTACCGGTGACCATCTTGCCACCAATCGCATACTCTTTGATATTGAATTCGATATCGTCAAACATATTACTTTACTTTCTTCTTCCTTTTTGGTTTTTCTTCTTCAAAGAAATTCTCAAGGGATGAAAAGCCAATGTTTTTAGACTTCTTTGGAGTTTCTTCAAGTGCGTTGTGATGTTCTTCCTCTGAGGAGTCTCTGAGAGTCACGGACTCGGTCCAGAATAAACCTTCTGTAAACTTCACCATAGAAGGCACTGAGTGCCCTCTGAGGTACATTGTGTACTTGAAGTTGTTTTTCATCACAACGTCAGCACAGTAATATCCGTTACGATCTACGGTTGGCATAGTCTAGGATCCCCCGGAGGCGCTTGAAAAGGCGGATGGATTATAGAAGTATCTGTAGAGCTTAACATAATATGCGAAACGAATAGGTTCTTGGTCTGGATTGGGAAGATTGTTCCCAAAGACCTTTACCATATCTTCGTATATTCTTAAGACTTCTTCATTTTGCATTTCTTAGTCGGCGCTCAAGGTATTCTTCGTGTTGTACCCACTTGCCCTTCCAGAAACCCCATTCGCGTACCTGAGGTCCCATGAAGAACAGAGTGGTGACTGGTTTGTTGTTGTCGAGTTCTAGCCAGTGGTATTCTTTTGAACCACGGATGATAATAGAACCAGGACCACGCCAGCGAGGTGTGTCGATCATCTGAGTCTTGTCTAGGTTGAAGACTGGAGTGTGTTCCCAGTAACCGCCTTTGAGAATGATCGTCATGTAAGCCCATGGATGATCATGCATCACAGGTTCATCCGACTTCACAATCTTATGTAGAGTCAGGTTAAAAGGAAACCATTTACGATCTTTGAGAAACAGGTAATACCTGTGCATGTAATCATCACCAGAGATCCTGTCTTTGATCAGGCGGTAACGACCCAACTTGTTCATAATCTTGTGAAACAAACTCATAATTAAACCTCAATACTAGACCAGACTTTCAATTTTTCACGTTTAGCTTTTCTTGCAGCATTCACGTTGCCATCTGAGATTATACACTTTTCCACCATAATGTCAACCATGGCCAGAAGATCACCGACTTCTTCTTCTAGGCATTGTTTATTACTTTTGTTTGTATTTGGATTCTTTGAATCAAAACCAAAACGAAAGATTTTGGAGATTGCCTGTGTCACCTCTGCACATTCTTCTTGTGCAATGCAGAAGACTTCTTTGATTTGTTTATCCATTGAGATTCTCATTCAGTAGGGTTGGAGAAATAAAAGAATCTGCATTGATAAAATCTTCTGCAACGAGTTCAGCATGTTGTTCGCTTGACACAACAGTTTTTTGAAGAATTCGATTATCCATATACATCGACACTTCCCACACTTCATTGTTTTTGAAAACGGTTGCTTTTTTGTTTCCATTTAGATATTCAGAATAAAACATTATAATTCCTTTTTAAGTAATAAGCCCAATGAATCGATTTAGAACAACTCGATTTTGGACACGATTGGTGGCATACTTATTGAATGCCGATACGATACCACGGGTGGTGGCGTTTTCTTTGATAGTCAATTCATTGCCTTCATCCGTATTCATGGATTCGGATCGCAGGAGATAGTATTCATCAAAGCCAGCATTGTTAACAATACAATATCTATCTTTGCGAGCTGCCTCTTTGATTGCTTGTGATTTATCATCAAAGCCAAAGAACTGATCAATTTTGGATCTGTAATCTCTTCCGTGAGCAATATAGAAACCAATCACATTTGAATTTGTACGAGCTTTCAACAACTTAATCAAACAGGTAGTTTGTTCATTGCTGTAACGCTTAACATCATACACTTGTTCGTTTTTGGTTTTTGGATCGCGAATGATAACTTTGTTTACTTCTTTGCCGTCATTGCCTGTGCGAACATCTTTCATATATCCGGTATAATCAGCATAAACATTTGTCAAAGGATGCCCATCACCATCTGTCAGGAAAACAGTATTCACAATTTGAAGTTTGTTTTTCTTTTGGAAATGTGGAATAATTTCCATGGCAGCAATAATAGTTTCATTCAAAGGTGTACCCGATAGAGACATCCAATAAGGAGTTCTTACGATATTGTTGTAACTATCAACACCAGAAATTCGCATCAGTGCTGCACCAGCATAAATGAAGTCTTTTGAAGACATGCGACTAGACAACAAATTAACAAGCCCAAATGAATGCATTGAAAAATCATTCGGTTTGGTTTTGAATTTGATATTTTTTCCTTCGAGCGTTTCTTCAACGAAAGAATATACCTCAAAAGGAATATTTACTTTCTTGCAGAACATCACAAGATTCAACAATTGTTTAACGGTGTTGGCGATATGACGAGCCATTGAACCAGACCAATCAAGGAAGATAATAAGCCCGTGAGACTTGCCGCCAGGAATTACGGTAACTTTCTTGAAGATATCTTCGTTGAACTGATAAGAAAAAATTTGGTTCAGATTCAAATCACCAGTCTTTGAAATATTTGCGCGTTTCAATTGCTCGGCACTCTTACGCATTTCAAATTCTTTTACCAAATAAGAAACAACCTTGTTCGACTCGCGCCGGAACTTATCAAACGCAGTTTTAGCAATATCATAATTATCTTCACGATATTTTTTGTAAACATCTTTGTAATCAAAAATCTGATTCACATCAAATTCTGGAATATTCACATAATTGATTTGAGTACCATCATTCGAAAATAGTTGATATTCATTTTTACGATAGGCTTCATCGGTCAGAGAACGGATATTTTTTTCCAAATCATCCTGTTGCCCGGGGCCAGTTTTTTTCAAACCATCTTTTTCTTCGTTTTGTTCATCATCTTCAGATGAATCGGAATTTCGATTGCCGTTTTCATCTTCATCTTGTTCATTGGATTCATAGGATTCGTTATCACCTTCATCTTCACCAGAATCGGTACCTTCTTCAGAATCATCACATTTTTGTTTTTCTTCTTTTTCGACCAGCTTCATGTATTCAACAACACGCTTCGTCACTTCAATCACTTGATCGAAAGTTTCGGTCGTTTCAATATCTTTCAAGAGTTCACGTTCAGTTTCATCGAACTTGATGGCCAATCCTGCGCCACCTTTACAATGAAGGTTGACACGATCAATGAAATTGTACTCATTCAAGTCTTTGCCTTCTGTTGCAAAGAAATCTTTCTCCAAAAGCTCTTGATAAGCCTTAACAAAGGAGTTTTTAAGCCCAGGATATTTGTATTTGATCTTACGTTCAATACGTGAGTCTTCAACAATGTTCAGAACACTCATGTTGATCTTCTCTTCTTTTGACTTAATTAACCCATCAAGAGGAGTGTATAGAGCGTGTCCAACTTCGTGACCCATGAAAAGATCATATAGTTGAGAGGAGATATTTTTATCAAGCACAGGTACTGTCAAGACACGGTTCTTAACATCGAAAAAAGCAGTTGCAACATTTCGTTGTTCAACAATCAGGTTTTCGGTGGCCATCAATTTGGCCAAAACGGATTTTGAATCGATCAAGCTCATATTATTTCTTTTCAGTAATTACAAGTACATTGCCACTCGGTGTCTGTCGAACTTCTAAATTCAACACAGTGCCTTCTTTCCAGCCTTTTTGCTGAATGAGTTCATCAGGAAATTGCAAAATTGCGTCACCAGAACCATCATTAGTTTCAATCAGTTGTGTTACCCAAGAATTATTCTCTTGCATCATTCTTCTCCAATCACAATTTTAGTAAAATTACGCAAATTTTTGTCTCTACGTGAGTATTTTACATCATTTTTGTGCTTTTGAACATATTTAATTGGCGTCCGGCACACAGGACGTTGCAATTTTACAACAAAACTTTTTTTAGACTTCATTTTAGCGCCTCATTTTCGAAATTTCGACTGCTTCCTCATCAGAAAACACAGGAACAGCGTTGGATTTATGCATTGTGGCGATTCCGACTACTTTTGTGCCTGTATAAACTTTCGGAGAAGCTTTTGTGGCACCGTTTTCACCGGTACTTAGTGAAGGATGACGCACGGTCTCACGGCCGACAGGTGCCGACAGTTTATAACCGGTCAAAGTGTTGTTGGTTTTAACAACTTTAAGAATTTTAGTTGGTTTGTGTGATTCCAACCACTTTTCGTACTGCTCGCGTTCAGCTTTCGGCCTTTTTTTGGCCTTAGATTTTGCGATTCGCGTATAAATCATCATAATTAAGTCATCCTCGATTGTTTGTATTATAACACAATTGAGGGTGTTGTCAAGTCAGCTGTTGTATCCATGCAACAACCAAGTTTATACTAATCTAGTTGTCTAAATCTTTTTCTTGTAGACTTTTGATATTCATTATCATAATCATCGTTATAAAATGAATTTTTAGATGGTTTGGATTTTCTCATTTTCTTTTTTTCATAAAAGAACTCATACTCATCTTCGTTGTAGTTTCTACTCTTACGAAACTTTTCAACATGTTTTGGCACTTAACTACTCCTTACTTAAAACTTCAAAATTAATGCCCCCTATTTTTGTTTCTGGTCTGTCCGACATATCAAACTCAGAAACATAAGTGATGTTTGCTCGGGGGTAACAGACTTTCACCACTTTTAATAAATTACATACATTATCGTTACAATCATTGAAAGTAAAAACTTCATCAACGTATTTTACACTTTCAAGTATTTCTTTTCTAACTTCTAGACTTTGATTTAATATACCTGTCTTCATGTGTAGTAACATATCAGAATGTATACCTACAATTAACCAATCACCTAGTTGTCTACATCTTTGTAGGTGTATTATTTCTTTTAATGTTATTGGATCAAAATAACCAGACGTTACTATGAGTTTTTCTTTGATTGTCATGGTAGTAGATCAGGAAAAGCCTCCTTGACAAACTTATAATCTAATCCTTTTACACCCAAATCTTTTTGGAAAATGCCCAGCAGCACTTCAGCTTCTCTTGGTTCGATAGATTCTAACATTTGAATTAGTAATTCGTTCCGTCTTTTATCTGTGAGCGTTTCAGCTGTCTGATTACCTTCTAGAAACATGTATAGTCTTCGTAGTTGAGCATTTAGACTATCATGCGTTATACCGGGTAACATATCAGTCGGAACTTTATAGTTTTCAGGAAGTTCTTTTATTTTCCATTTAAAATCTGGATGATAAGTTAATTTAAAAACATCAACCAAAGTTTGTGACAAGTTATTGCCAATTACTTGCATTCTTTCTTTTTTGCTTTTAGCATTTTCAAATTCATCAAATACTTCATACAGTGTTTTCATCAAAAATCCTCAATTACTTCAATTAAATTTTTAAGCTTGTTAGCTATCAGATAATCCAAAATCTTACTCTTAGAAGCCGGTTTGACTTCATCATAAGTATTTATAATTTTGTCTTTGATATCGTTTGGAATGTTACTGAGATCAATTAGTGCTTGATTTCTTGAAAAACCAATTTTCTCATTCTCATTATCCCAATCGGCGTAGTTTTTCTCCATCAACTTTTCCAATTTGATCTTGGAAATTGTTGTTTGACGTACTTCGCGAACAAAACAATCCGATGGAGACAAAATATTTGGAATGCCATCACCTTTATCACCACGAATGATTTTTTCTTTTAATTCCATCAAAGGATTTTCAGAAATGATAAATTTCTTCTGTGCAGGATTATATTGCTTGACACTATACTTGCTTGATGAAGTATTGTATTGTTGCAATTGCAGGAAGTCACCATCACTAGAGATGATTAGAATATTTTCATGCATAATGTGACGAGGCACAAGAGTACCAATAATATCGTCAGCTTCGGCGCCTTCAACGTCAACAACTTTGTAAGGAAAATATTCTTTCAGTTCTTGTTTGAATTTTGTCAACATATCAAAGATGAGATGCCAATCCAAATCAGATTTTTCTCTGGTCTTTTTGCGTCCTGCTTTATAGAAGGGGAATAGTTCACGCCGCCAGTATTTTCGGTTGTCACAACAAAGAACAACTTCATTGTATTCGTTACGGAAGTTTTTAACATGAGTCCTAATGATGTTTAGAATCATGTGGCGAACCAGGCTCTCTTCCAGTTTAATTCCTTTTTGGCTGGCAATCTGTGCCATTAGACCGGACAACAATACCTGATTTAGATCAACGAGAATCATAACAAACCTTACAAAGTTTCAATTTCACAAATTCTATCACATGTTTTTGATCTTGTCAATGACACTTTCAATAAATTTATTGGAGGTTGTTGTTTTTCTAGCAACTAACCCATACCAGCCTTGTGGTATTAAAGATGAAATGTATTCTCTGGGATCCGTCAATATTGCATCAAAGTAATCTAGTTTATCAATATTGTTTTGTTCTGATTTAAATAATACTATGTGCCATTCGGGACCCATCAAACCACCACCAATGGGTTCTCCAGCCTCTTTATATTGATTTGCTGTTACATGAAGTGAAGATTCTTCATCTTCTATTGGTAAAAACCATAGTGTATCATAATCTCTTACATCTTCAAGGTAACTTAACATTGTAATCCTTTGATATGTGATTTTCTTACTCTAACCATAATCCAAGAATTATAATATACATCACTTTCTAAAACACCATTGATGAACTGTTCTTTTGCTTCAAGATAACCACATTCACCTTTTGATTTACATAGATGCATTATCTCTCTTTTGAAATTTTCTTTACCGTAAGTTGAAACGTCTTTTTTAAGTTCTTCATTAGAACCATAGTAAGTTTGCCAATCACTAGATATTTTAAAACGTTTCTTTTTTCCCTTAACTTGCTTTGTTTTTGAAGAATAAAAGAATTTTTTGCCGATATACTGTTTACCAGTTGTGTTATTTGTGATTCTATAGACAAAACCATAATATTCATTAATTAAATCTTCGGTGAAGTCTTGATTGTTATATAACCAACTTAATCCCATTCTTGATTGTCCGAATCTTCATCATCTTCATCATATTCTGCAATCTCTTCTATCAGTTCACCGCAAAACGGGCAAAACTCTGGATATTCTGCCGATGTTAATTCTTCGACATATTCCACATCATAAGAAGATTCACAGTTGTGGCATTCCGCTGTTATCGTTTTGTTCATTTTTATCCTTTATCTTAGGAAATAGATAATTTGTTTGTGTATCTACATAGTGCTTAGATACATTAATAAAATTGTTTTTTAACATGTAAGCAAATTCTGTTTGTGATTTTATAAAATCGTGACAGGCTTTATTTAACACTTCTTCTTTCACAATTGCATCAGTATAATAACTTTTTGTTTCTTGAATCGTATCAATAAAAATTTTTGGCATATCCCAATTTAATCCAAACATTTTAGTCCTTTATTGAGCCCACACATCACCCCAATTTCCTTGTAGTGCGCCTTTTGCATAATCAGTTGCACGGTTCTCAAAGAAGTTTGTGTGGGTGGGTGCGTTGATCATTTCCTCAACCCAAGGCAGAGGATTCTTTTTAACTTTCATAATACCTTTGAGGCCAAGACTAATAAGACGACGGTCAGTAATATACCTGATATAACGTTTAACGTCAGCAGCGTCCAACCCGTCCATATTACCCAAACTAAATGCCAAATCAATAAACTTATCCTCGAGCTGGACCATTCGTTCAGCAATGGTGTAAATTTTTGATTTGAGTTCGTCATTCCACACCTCTTTGTTTTCTTCTATATATGTGCGGAACAACTTGATCATGGATTCTGCGTGTTGAGTCTCATCAACAATCGACCAAGTAACAATTTGACCCATGCCTTTCATCTTGCCTTGTCTTGGGAAATTTAACAACATGATGAAACTGGAGAACAATTGCATTCCTTCGGTGAATGCCGAGAACACAGCAATATGTTCTGCTGTTGATTCTTTTGTTCCGTTACGTGAAGATAAGTCCATAACATAGTCATGTTTATCTCTCATTTCTTGATAGTCGAGAAATTGATTATATGTTGTTTCGGGAAGACCAAGAGTTTCAATTAGGTGTGAGTATGCGGCAATATGAAGTGCCTCACGTGCGGCAAAACCAGACAACATCATACGCACTTCTGGTTGTGGGAAATATGGCAGATAGTTGCGAACGTAACCACCAGCAACGTCAATATCACCTTGTGTGAAGAATCTGAAAATGTGTGTTAAGAATTGTTTTTCTTCATTTGTTAATTTCTTTTTCCAATCATTCACATCTTCAGCCATTGGAACTTCTGTGTGCAACCAATGTGACTGTTCGTGTTTCAACCATGCATCATAAGCCCAAGGATAGTTGAATGGTTTGAAATGATTTCGTTCATCTGTGAGTTTTGTTTCTAATTTCTTAATCATTTAACCATACCCCTAATTGTTCTGCTGTTTTTAAACCAACCATTCGTTTAATGACCGTTCCATCTTCAACTATAAGAAGTGTTGGAACTGATCTTATTCCATATTCGATTGCTGCGTTTGAGTCTTCATCAATATCGACAACATCAATAGGAATTTTTATATCCATATTCTCTAAGGTTTTACTTAGTGCTTTGCAAGGTTGGCACCACGAAGCTGTAAATCTTATAACCTTTTTCATATTAGCACCATGAAGTTTTTGCTTCACCATAATATTCTCTGGCGAAACCGTTTGTTATTAATA